GATTTTAAAATTATCGGCACCGGATATGCCTAGCATTGTTAGCTTAATGAAACAATATGTGTATTGGACCAATGCTTACTGCTTATATCGATATACAAATATCCCTTTTGAAGATGATGTACTAGTAGCTACAAGAAAAGGTGTGAACTTTCAAGCAGCGCTTAGACAGTCATATAAGTCCCCTAACAGTAGAGCATTGCGGAAGCGTATGGTTGATGATCCGTTAAGCGTGTACATGTCAGATGTATTAAATCTATTTAGTGATGAAAATTGCAGGCGCACTATTCTTACATTAAAGCGTACTAGGGCTGATGGCACAGATCCATATTTTGGCAAAGCTCATAATGCTAATGATGTACGTAAGGCGATGAGGCTAAAAAGCCCACATGCAACGTTTATGTGGCAACAACTAATTAACCGGTGCGGTGAACCTACCATATTACGTTGGCTATTAGGTGAGGACATTCGTGTTATAGAAGATTGTGTGGATATGCACGCAAAACTCGAGCCAAAATACCAAGAGGCATTATGGAAGAAACGATTCAAGTTGAAGAACTTCCATGACGAAGTAATCAACATATTCAACAAGCAGGAATATGGAGATGTAATATTGCCTGCTCAACCTCAATTACAAGCTGATATGAATGGGATGCACTTTATGGTCCCAAAGACTGCAGCTGATTTAATGACATATGGGAAGCGATTGAAGAACTGTGTAGGTTCATATCGTGACCGTGTCATTCAAGGACAAGCAGCAATTGTGGTTGTCACGGATGATGACATGAATCCTATTGCATGCTTAGAACTAGCCACTGGTAATAAGGTTAAAAAGGGTCAACCTAAATTTAATCATCTAGTGCAAGCGAAGTTATTCGCGAATGCACAACTAAAAAAAGACAATAAAATTCACTCTACAGTGATGAAATGGGCCAATCGTTTGAAGATTGAACCCCATACCATTGATGTGGACGCTAATGTTGTATAGGAGATCACTATGAAACTCACAAAATTAGAATTGCTAAATTTTAAAGGCTTGAAAGCCTTTACTATAAATTTCAACGGTGATGTTATTATCCGCGGGGATAATGCTACCGGCAAGACGACTGTATTTGACTCTGTATGTTGGTTACTATTCGGCAAGGATAGCCTAGATAGAGCCGACTTTGAAATCAAAACATTGGATAAGGGCGAGCCTATCCATAAAGTCAATCACGAAGTAACAGGTACTTTTACATTGGATGAAGGGGGCACTGTTGAATTAAAGCGTGTGTACCGGGAAAAGTACTCATCCCCTCGTGGTGGTGAAGTAACTATGACAGGGCATACGACAGACTACTTTGTCGATGGCGTTCCTAAAAAAGAAAAGGAGTATAAGGAAATTGTAAATTCATTAGTTGATGAAAATATTTTCAAACTAATTACTAACCCGTTATATTTCAATGAAACATATTCCTGGCAGAACCGCAGAAAGCTATTACTTGAGATGTGCGGAGATATATCCGATGAGGATGTTATTGCAGAATATAGTGAGCTAAAAGCATTGACTGATATCTTATCAGGCCATAGCGTAGACGATCATCGAAAGGTAGTGGCGTCTAAGAAAGCCGCCATCAATAAAGAACTGGATATGATTCCAGTTCGAATTGATGAGGCCTTGCGCGGAAAGCCTACCATTGATACTCCTCGAGACGTTCTTATTCAGGAGATTAGCTTAGCAACTACAACGCTAGAAACTCTAGAGGCAGACAAAGCATTATTAGTGAATGGACATGCAGTTGTTGATACTAGAGCGGAGCTTAGAGATGTACAACGTCGATTGATGGCTCGTGAAAGTGAACTGCAGATGGAATATAAAAAACAATCTGCATTAAAGTCGAATGAATACGATATGGTCGTATCTGAACTTAACAATCTATCTTCTAAGGTTGAGAATACTAAGCATCGTCTTGATACATCCAATAGGGATATTCAGCTTATCGAAAGCACTATTAACGAGTTAATGCATCAACGTCAGCAGGTCAACGAGGATGTATTTGTAATGGATATAGATGAAAATTGTCCAACTTGCGGACAAAAACTTCCTGCAGAACAAATTCAAGCTGCACGTGAAAAAGCTGAAACGAATTTTAACCTTAGAAAATCTAAGCGATTAGAAGAAATTAATCAGTCTATTGAACTGAAGCAACAAGACATTGAAAATATTGAAAAACGAAATGCTAGCTTAGAATCTGTTGAAACGCTGGAGGCACTTATTAAGGCGAAAGAACTCGTTAAGGAAACCATAACTGATGAGATTGGACAGCTAACAGCACCAATACTTGATGATGATTCTATATATGCTGATTTAAAAGCAGAAGCGTTTATGCTGCAGATGAAACTCGATGAATCTAACACAGATCACTCTGAAGAAATTGCAGACATAGACAAACGTATTGCTACAACGAAAGAACACCGCTTTAACCTTGAAACTGAATTGAATAAATACGAAGAGGCTAAACGGATTGATTCTCGTGTAGCAGAGCTAGAAAGTCAACAGGCTGAATTAGCAGCAGAAAAATCAAAGCTCGATGAAGCCTCTTATCTGATGGATGAATTCGTTAAGGCCAAGGTCACTATGCTGGAAGATGTTATTAACTCGAGATTCAAACTAGCACGCTTCAAAATGTTTCATGTGCTAGTCAATGGGAACATCGAGGAATGTTGCGAAACCACCTATAAAGGGGTTCCGTATCGCAGCATGAATAACGCTGCACGTATTAATGTAGGCCTTGACATCATCAACGCATTAACTAGCTATTTCAAAGTGAATGCTCCGGTGTTTATTGATAACGCTGAAGCGGTGACTGAGTTTGTTCCTGTAAATAGTCAAACAATTAAGCTCATTGTTGATGAATCAGAACCACAATTAGTGGTTAAGGAGGTGTAGATATGGACGAATTGCAAGTTTTCAATAACATTTCTTTTGGGCAAGTTAGAGTCCAGGAGTTAGACAATGAAGTGTGGTTTGTAGCAAAAGATGTATGCGAATGTTTAGGCATTAATGATACATCTAAAGCTGTAGGGCGTTTAGATGAAGATGAAAAGGGTACGAATTCAATTCCTACCCCTGGAGGCAATCAGAATTTATTGACTGTAAATGAATATGGGCTATATAGCCTGGTGCTTTCAAGTCGAAAACCTGAAGCCAAAGAATTCAAGCGTTGGATTACGCATGATGTAATCCCACAAATTCGTAAGACTGGTGCGTATAGCATGAATATTCCCAAGTCATTGCCTGAAGCTTTAAGAGCCTATGCTAATGAAGTTGAGTTACACAATGCAACGAAAGCAATTGTAGCACAACAAGAACAGCAGATTGCGGAGTTTAAACCGGTTAAGGATTACGTGGATAAAATTCTCTCAAGTAAATCCTGTTTAGCGATTACTCAAATTGCAGCTGACTATGGCCTTAGTGCTCAAGAGTTAAATAAAATTTTGCATGAAGCTGGTCTACAACGTAAGGTCGGTGATCAATGGATTCTGTACAAGCAACATATGGCTAAAGGTTTTACTAAATCAGAAACCTTTACATTCTGCAGAAGTGATGGTCGCTTAGACTCTAAAATCACAACTAAGTGGACTCAAAAGGGTCGTTTAGAAATTCATAATATTTTATCTAAATTAGATATCCACGCTGTATGCGAAAACGTGGCATAGGAGGTACATAATGGGTGAAGTAACAAAAGCACAAACTCAAACACCATCGCTTAAAACTATGGTGTCTAGTGAGTCTGTAAAGAAACGTTTTAATGAAATCTTGGGTAAAAAATCAGCGGCCTTTGTGTCCAGCTTGATTTCTGTATCTAATAATAATGAACTTTTATCAAAAGCTGACCCTACTACAGTTATTACTGCAGGTGTTATGGCAGCCACTTTGGATCTTCCAATCAATCAAAATTTGGGGTTTGCTTATATTGTTCCTTTCTACAACAGCAAAAAGAAAATTAATGAAGCTCAATTTCAAATGGGTTACAAAGGGTATATCCAGTTGGCCATGCGCACAGGTCAATATAAGACCATTAATGCTAGTGAAATCTACGAAGGCGAAATTAAACACCATAATAAACTTACAGGCGAATTCGAATTGGGTGAGCGAACTGGTGATAATGTAGTTGGCTACATCGCTTATTTCAAACTAATTAATGGTTTTGAAAAGTATTTATATATGTCTAAAGAAGACGCTGAAGCACACGCTATAAAGTATTCTCAAACATACAAAAAGGGTTTTGGCCTTTGGAAAACTGACTTTGACGCAATGGCTATCAAAACGGTACTCAAACGTTTGTTAAGTAAATATGGCATTCTATCAGTAGAAATGCAGAACATGGCTAATGCAATCTCTGTAGATGGATCCGTCATTCGTGATAATAACGGCGAGCTCACCCCTGATTTCGAAGGTGAAACCATCGATGTTCAATCAGATGTAGCAGAAACAATCGCTAATAATGCAAATTCCGAAGCCCTTGACATCGATCCTGACCCTGCCAGTGAGTTCGTTAATCCTGAAACCGGCAAAGCAGTCAATATGTTTGGTGATTAATTGTGATTAGTATTCAAGCATTCGGTAGCAGCTCCAAAGGGAATTGCTACCGAATCAAAACTTCAACCAATGGCGATGAATTGCTACTGGATGCAGGGTTATCCTTTAAAGAAATTCAACGGTATTGCCGATTTAATTTTTTACATCTATGTGGAACACTAGTGACGCACGAACACGGAGACCATAGCAAAGCCGTCCAGGATTTATTAAAGCTTGGACATCGTGTATATATGTTAAAAGATACTGCAGATGCGTTATATGTAGCAGGTAATCATAAAGCTATTTACATTGCACCTAAGGTTCAATTTACGATAGGTAATTTTAGTATTCTACCTTTTGAATTAGAACACGACGTTCCTAATGTTGGTTTTTTGATTTCTGATGGTGAAGAGAAACTCTTATATATTACCGACACCTATTATTGCCGGTACACATTTAAAGATGTTGATCACATCATGGTTGAATGCAACCATTCCTATGAAATCCTAAACCAGCATGTAGAAGCCGGTTATCTGGATGAAAAACGAATGGAACGATTGATTCAATCTCACTTTTCGCTAGAAAACGTCATTAAATTTCTCAAATCTATGGACCTAACTAAGTGCCAAGACATACGGCTACTACATTTATCAGATAGTAACTCAGATGCAGAAATATTTAAACAAGCTGTTCAAGCTGCTACTGGCAAATTAGTAATCGTAGAACAAGAAAGGAGTCCCCTATGATTATTAAATCAATTCAAATTAAAGATAACGATATCAGTATTGCCTATCAGAAACCATCTGTCACAGGTCTTACGGATGTATTTACTCTAAAATCCAAAGATGATCCACGTCCTGAACTTCTGCAAGCATTTAGTAAACTGCAGTCTATTGTGAAGAAGAACTTCGAATTTCTGGAAGAATTTAAAATTCCATTTTTGGTAAACACATTCAAATTTAAGTATGGCGACATTGAAGGTCTTATTCACCAGGTTGGTGTTGAAGGTATCGTGTCTGATATGAACACTCCTAACGAGTTCAAATTCAAAACAGATTGGCTAAATGTTGAGTATGCAGACTCTACATTTGCGATCTCCGTTCAAGATTTAATCGATGAATGCGTGAAATTTATTATGGGACGTCGAGCCCAGGACAATTTATTTGTAGATGAGGAATGATGAATGGCCAAGGATGTATATTACTTCAGCCACGATGTTAATGCGAGCAATGATCCTAAAATCGTGGCAATGGAGTCAGAGTTTGGGGTTATTTCATATGCCTGGTGGTGGAAATTAATTGAAAAACTAGCTTCATCTGAGGACTACAGACTGCCTTTTAAAAAATACACATTTATAGCTCTCGATAAAGAACTAGGAATTTTGAACGAAAATGAACGACCGTTGAACGAAAATGAACGACCGTTGAACGAAAATGAACACACTTTCTTTTGTTCAAATAAATCATTTTCGTTCGTAAACTCGTTAATTTGTGATTTTGAATTGCTTGAATGTGATGACGAGTATTTTTGGTCTCCTAGTTTAATTCGCAGACAAGAAGAGCGAAGAAGTAAATTTGAGAAAAAGCAGGAGCAACGTAGGCTCGCAGGCATTAAAAGTGGTGAAGCTCGCAGAAAAAAGGAACAAAATCGAACGACCGTTCAACGAACTTCAACGGTCGTTGAACAAAACGAACAAAAGGAAAGGAAAGGAAAGGAAATTAATAATATAGAGAGAGATACGCGCGCGCGTGAAGATGAAAATCCTCTATCTATGTTTGACGATGATGAAATAAAAAATAAACCTATTTACGAATTGTATATGAAGTCAATTGGAGATATATCGCCTGTTATTAAAGAACGGCTAGATGATCTAGTTGAATCATATGGTAAGGAACGAGTTATTGTTGCTATCAATACCACGGCCGATAACGGGGGCAATAGTATCAAGTATGTTGAAACTGTCACAGCAGGGAATTTAAAAAAGGAGGTGAATAAAGATTTTGGAACCACTAAACGTAACAGCAGCAATAGAGGCTCTTCGAGAAAAGACGAGCAAGTTGACTGGCAAGCAGAATATGAAAGAGTACACGGTAAAAAATGAGTTCTTTTATCCAATTTATGATAAACCAGTAGTAATTCAAACCAATGTTAATACTACGTATGCTGCAGTTGGAATTCCTAAACGATATTACGATATGGATTTCGACTGGTTGCGTAAGCATGGTAGTTTCCCGAAAGAAAATGCTGAAGCCTATGCTGTGGTTAAGGAGTACTCTCATAACCTAAAAGAAAATCTTGAGTCTGGCAAGGGCCTCATATTAAGGGGCCCAGCTGGTACCGGCAAGACATCGATTGCGGTGAGTATCTTGAAACAAGCTATGGCATTAGGTAAAGGATGCCTCATGATTTCGATGCCTAATCTATTAGACACCATGCTTACACTATCTAAAGGTGATAATGTGGCTTATCTAAGCTTTGAGCAAAAGCTTAGGAATATCCCCTTACTATTACTTGATGATTTTGGAGCAGAGTATTCGAAGTCTGACTGGGTAGCATCTAAGGTTGAAAGCGTTATTATTGATCGCTACAACCGAATGAAGCCTATAATTCTTACGACGAATTATAGCGAGACATGGACTGAAGAAAATTATAGTCAAAGAATATACGACCGCTTACGTGGAGAATATGAAGAGGCTATATTCAATGGAGAATCACACCGATGAAGATTCTCCTGCGATGTCAGTTTAGGTTTAGAAAGAAAGCCCATAACCGATTCCCAACGTTAAATGAGTATATTGACTGTGAGCGTGGTTCGACTATAGCAGCCGCCGCTATGAAAAAGAAATGCACCGAGCAAGTCAAAGAACAATGTTTATCACAACAGATAGAATCGGTTGATGGGAAAGTAGACCTATTATTTGAATGGCACTCATCAACCAGGCATGATCCTGATAATGTAGCTTTTGCTAAGAAATTTATTCTTGATGGACTACAAGCTGCAGGAGTGCTAGAAAACGATAATAGGAAATTCATCGGGACTATGGCTGATGAGGTTGTAAATGACGATGATGATTTTGTGATTGTACATATCACAGAACATATGGGTATATTCCTATAGTCGCTAATAGCCATAAAAATCAAAATTTCATATGTATAAGAACGTTTTAATGCGTTAACGAGTGAATCTTCATGAAGTTGGAATAAAACACAATACGGACTAAAATAAAGCGTAAAGGAGGAGATGCATTTGAATGAATGCGAAATTGAAAAAGTCACTAGGTTGGCCACTGAGGTGGCTACTAAAACCTACTATGAATTAGCAAAGCAAGAAAATGCACAGCTAGGTCGTAAACTTCGACACAACACGATCAAGCTATTAAAGCATTATAGTCAGTTACAGTCATACGTAGACAATGCTATCACGGATTCGACACAAGCCGAGGATATATGGCTCAATGAACTGTTAATTGATATGTTTGACGATAAAAGCATTGTGAAAGTAAATGCCATTGTCAAAAGCAAAGAAAAAACAGCATTGATGATGAGGCATGTGAATAACATGCTCGATATCTATGCTGAGAAGTGTAGCGACAAGCAATTCAAATATTGTGAATGCATGCGCAGGTATTATATTGATGGAGAAACCTTAGAAGAGATTGCTGAATCATTTCCTGAAAAGCCAGATGTTCGTACCATCAAACGTTACATCGCTAGAGGGATTGAAGAGTTATCTGTATTGCTATGGGGAGTTATTGGGTTAAATACAAAGCTAGCTTGAAAAATTGTCCCAAAACTGTCCTAGACCTGTCCTTCTTGACAGTTTATAATGATAGTGTGAGTTAATAGGGAAACAAATACTATCTCTCTCAACGACACAGTGAATACCTAGAACACTAAAGCAAAAGACCACTTAATCCATACGGTTAGGTGGTCTTTTTGCATACAAATTTTAAGGAAGCGAGGTGAATACGATTGACAGATGTGTATTGTGAAAAGAGGCGATGCCTCAATAATGTAAAAGGTTGGTGCAAGGCTAATGGAATTCATATTGATCACATGTGCAAATCGTATGCACCATCACATTCGTTAGTAAAGACAAAAACCGCAAAGGTTCATAAGGAATGCGGTAAATATAAGCAAAATAAAGGCGTATTAAGATAGCTTTTGGGGCAGTACCCGCGCTAAATAATAAAAAATAAATTTAAAAAAATACACGTTTCGTTGAATTTTTGAGTAATTTTTTTTGGTAGGTTCTTCTGGGAAAAATTGAAAGCGTGCGGTGGCCGAGACCCCAAAAATTGCCTAGATTTTATTTTTTTTATGACCTTGCTAGTGATACAGGTAATGAAAGGAGGCTGATTGATAAGTGAAAATTACAGATGATTTGAAAACGGCAACGGCCTCGCAGTCAAACCTGGCAAAAGCACTTGGACTCTCGCGCCAACGTGTTTCGCAACTGCTCCAAGAAGGGGTTTTAGCTACCGATGAAAAGAATAATATTCTGGTTATCAAATCCGTTATCAATTATGTCAAATATAAGGGGCAATCCTCTGCTGAAGAGGAAAGTAGTTCCGATGATGCGGTATTCGAGGTTGAAAAGGCCAAGAATGAACGCGCAAAACGTAAGATTGCTGAGTTGAAACTAGCCAAAATGAACGGTGAGGTGTACTCAGCAGATACTGTAGAACAGGTTATGACAGAAATGCTTGTCAATTTGCGTACACAATTGTTAGGATTGCCGACTAAATTGGCACCACAGTTACAAAATATAACAAAAGAGGAAGCATATAACCTGTTAACACAAGAAATTGAGGACAAATTGTCCGAATTAAGTGAATATACGCCGTCATTATTCATGGATAGCGATGAATTAGACGATGATAAAGCGCCAAATTAGGCGCTTTTTTAATGCAAAAAGGAGGTGATAGCATGAAAACGGCAAAAGAATTGTGGCAATATGTTTCTAAAATGGGCCTAAAACCACTACCAAAAACCAGTGTTAGCCAATGGGCTGACGATTATCGCATGCTATCACAAGGCCTTTCTGCTGAACCAGGACGTTGGAAAACGAGTAGAGCCCCATATCAAAAAGAGATAATGGATGCTTTCACGCAACCTGGTATCAATCGAGTAGTTGTTAAGTCAGCGTCACAGGTAGGGAAGTCAGACATAATGAATAATGTGCTAGGTCGATACGCTCACCTTGACCCATGTGCGGTCATGATGATTCAACCGACTATTGAATTGGCCCAAGATTATTCAAAGTCTCGTATCTCTCCGATGATCCGTGATACGAAAGTACTATCACAAGTATTCTATGAAACAAAATCAGAAGACGGCGCCAAGACACGAGATGGTAAGAACACAATCTTATCTAAACTCTTCCCTGGTGGTCGGCTTATCATGTGTGGGGCGAACAGTCCTGCAGGATTGGCATCACGTCCTGTACGTGTGTTACTTGCGGACGAAGTTGACCGCTTCCCTGATAGCGCTGGCACAGAAGGTGACCCAGTAGACCTTGCCGCCAAACGTATGACAACGTTCTGGAACAGGGTAATGGGGTTATTCTCCACACCAACTAATGAAGGTAGCTCACGAATCGATGTAGAGTATCAAACAGGAACCCAAGAAGAGTGGCAGCATGAGTGCCCTAATTGTGGTGAGTACCATTTGATACGACATACTGAAATGGAATGTGAAACTGAGGAACACAAGGATGCCAAAGGTCGGAAAATTGTTATAGTTAGCGATGTGAAATGGCGGTGCCCTGATTGCGGATCTACGTTCTCTGAAGACGAAATGCGGAAAGTTCCTCAGAAGTACATATCGAAAAACCCTGCTGCGTTGCATAATGGCATACGCAGTTTTTTTGTAAATGGATTTACGTCTCCTTGGTTAACCTGGAATGACATCATGAGGGAATGGCTAGAGGCTAAAGGAGACCCTACTCGTGAAAAGGTAGTTATGAATACACGTTTCGGTGAGTCATACGCACAGCAAGGTGCCTTTGAAGACTATCAACAATTCATTAGGCGCCGTGAAAAGTACGGCGCAGATCTTCCTGATGGTGTATTACTGCTAACAGGTGCCGTCGATACACAAGACAATCGGTTAGAGTATGAAATCACCGGTTGGGGATATGGTGAAGAATGTTGGGGCATCTGTAAGGGCGTTATCTTAGGTCAGCCTGATAATAAAGCAACATGGGATGCACTTGATGCGGTGCTTGATAAGGTATACCGATTTAAGAATGGCACAGGCCTTAAAGTAGCACGTGCTTTCATTGACTCAGGCGGTCACTACACTTCCAAAGTATATGAATATTGCGAAAAGAACTTCAGTAAGCAACGATTTGCCATCAAAGGTACGGCCGGAACTCCTGGCATACCTTTGAACTATAAGATTGGTAAAGCTTCAGGAAGTAAGATTCCGCTTGTAATGCTAGGTGTTGACGATGGGAAACAACAGGTAATGAACCGGTTAGCCATCGATGAACCTGGTGCTAAGTACTTTCATTTTCCGTTGGATGAAGAATTCTTAGGAACAAGAGGGTACGACGAACTGTACTTCAAGGGGATTATTTCAGAACACAAAAAGAAAGTAAAACGTAAGGGCGTTATTCATGAGATATGGGAACCTACTGCAGGAGTTCGTAATGAACCATTGGATTTACGTGTATATAACCTAGCCTGTATGAATTCAATCCATCCTGATTGGGATAGATTGGCGGAAGTAGTCAAAGGCGGAGGCCATTCTACTACAACAGTGACTGATACGCGGAAGAAACCAATGAGAAAACGCGTTCGTAGAGCTAGTAAAGTAGCAGATATTTAGGAGGATGTATGGCAACTAGTTATTCAAGAAAGCCAAGGCTAATTGATGTGCGATTAGAATGGTACGTCAAAGCTGAGGAAGCAATATTGACCGGGCAAAGTTATACAATCGGAAATCGTACTCTTACAAGGGCAAATTTGGCTGAAGTAAGAAAAATGATTGATGATTTAGTGGCACGGGGCGCTAAATTACCAGATATGGACACTGATAATGGGCGCGGAAACAGGTCAAAACGGGTAGTTTTTCGAGATTAGGAGGCTAAAATGGCGAGAAAAAATAAGAAATTTAGCGCTAAAATAGGCACTCCGAGGGCTCAAAATAGCGGATATAGTGAGGGCGGTGCCTCTCATAATAACAAATCATTGAAGGGATATAATCCTAGAAAACTAGGCTATAAGGCTGATATTGGCGCAAATCTATCAACTTTGCGAGATAGATCAGCAGATTTAGCCATAAATACACCAGTCGGCACGGCTGCAATCAACACGAGTACTACCCATACCGTTGGCGCAGGCCTCAATGTATTCCCTAGACCTAAATTTCAAATCTTGGGAATATCTGCAGAGGACGCCAGAGCGTGGGCACGTAAGGTGCGTGCAGAGTTCGACTTATGGGCAGACTCAAAAGACTGTGATATTTATCGCAAAAACAATTTGTACGATATGCAAAGTATTGCATATCAAGGGTATCTCACAGATGGTGATAGTTTTGCAGCATTCAGACGTAAGCCCACTACGCCAGATATGCCGTATACATTACGGCTTCAATTAATTGAAGGGAATAGAGTAAGCAACCCGCTCACCACTTCAACGTATGCTACAGGCGACCCAACTGGGGTTGAAGCACTTAATTCAGATAACGGAAATCGCATATTGAATGGTGTGGAAATTGATACTGACGGCGCAATTGTAGCTTACTGGGTGTCTAATCAAGTACCAGGCGAACCAATTACAAGTATATTAACGTCATGGGCAAGGGTTGAGGCCTACGGAAAGCGTACAAGCATTCCAAATGTATTACAGATTAGTAACGATACTAGACCTGAGCAGTACAGAGGGGTGCCTTATTTAGCCCCAGTCATTGAAACGCTAAAGCAAGTGTATCGGTACACAAATGCAGAGCTTACATCTGCCATTATTAAATCGTACTTCGCACTATTCTTTACAGAAGCAGTTACTAACTCAGGGTCGTTAAATGATATGCTGGCCGATAATGGTGTTGTTGATCCAACGGAACCAGTAGTTGATGTATCAGAATATAATTTAGGGCCTGGTACATTAAACGCCTTACCGAAAGGTGTAGACGTAAAGAGTGTTGATGCTTCCAACGCTCAATCTACTTTTGAAGTATTTAGTACTCAACTCATCAAACAAGTAGGCGCTGCACTTAACCAGCCTTACGAAGTATTGATGAAGAACTTCACCTCCTCGTATTCTGCAAGCCGTGCAGCAATGTTACAGGCTTGGGAAGAATATAAACTACGTCGCAAGTGGTTCGCCCGTGATTTCTGTCAGCCTATCTATGAGGTTTGGCTAATGGAAGCTGTAGCGACTGGACGAATAGAGGCGCCTGGTTTCTTTGATGATCCATTAATTCGAAAAGCATGGTGCAATGCTGATTGGTTTGGACCGACTATGTCCATCCTTGACCCAGTTAAGGATATGAATGGTAGTACACTTCGCGTTGAAAATGGAGTTTCCACTCGCGAACGTGAAGCGGCTGAAATGACAGGGACAGACCTTGAAGAAAACATTGCACAACTTGCATTTGAAAAGCAACTCATGGAGAAATACGGCATGGGGCTAGCTGATGCGGGTAATCCTTCCGTTGGCTCTAAATCTGAAGCGAAAGGAGGTGAAGAGGATGAATAAATTTTGGTCTGTTAAGAATTTTGTAAATCAAAATGGTACTGGCCAATCTGAGTTGATTTTATATGGTGATATTTCTGAGACTTCTTGGTGGGGCGATGAAATTACACCACGTGAATTTGCAAGTGACTTAGCTAGTTGTAATGGTAATGAATTAACAATGCGCATCAACTCTGGAGGTGGTGACGTATTCGCGGCACAAGCTATCCACAATATGATCAAAGCCTATGCTGGAAAAGTAACAGCACACATTGATGGCTTATGCGCGAGTGCAGCTACAATTATTGCATGTGCGGCGGATAAGGTAATTATGCCAAGCAATGCTTTGTACATGATTCACAATCCATCTGTATTTTTAGGCGACAGCTTTGACGCGGACGGACTAACTAAAATGGCGAATTATTTGGGAAGTGTTAAACAAACCATTGCAAATGTTTATCTAAGTCGTAGCGATGTTTTGACACCTGAGCAGATAAATACCCTTATGGATGACGAAACGTGGCTCACAGCGGATGAAGCGAAGTCCTACGGCCTAATTGATGAAGTAGACACGGCGATTACCGATAAGGCTGTTATGAATGATGGGATGGTTATCGTTAACAAAGTATCTTGCAAATATTCGGCCAAAAATGAAGCCAAAATCAAACAATTTTTAAAACATAAGGAGAAACCTATGACTGAAAACCAATTCATGGCAAGCTTAAAAGGTTTGCTTGGTATTTCTACAAACGAACCTGCGGAAAATGCAGCAGTAACAGCAGAACGTGAACGTGTTGAAACCTTAAACGCACTAAAAGGGAACAATGAAGTTATCAATCGTTTAGTAGATGTGGCTGTTAAAGAAGGTAAAACTGTAGATGAAGTAACACCTTTCATCTCCGCCGTATCCGATATTCCTGTAACTGATAACAAAGTAGTCGACCAAATTCGACAATTGGTTATCGATCAAATGGAATCCGGCGCGGATGAAGTGGTACCTCAAGGTGCATCTACACCAGAAACCAATGATGCAGTAGCTAAAGCTAGTGCAATTGATGAAGTTGTAGCATTTGCAAATGCTAAGAAAGGCGGTAAATAATGGCGTATTTCGAACAAGTAAATGGCGTTGCAGCTGACTACCTATTAGGTGGTGGCGGTGTGCCTGTATTAACTCAAAATGTAAAAGCAGCAGTTGGTGAGTACAAACGTGGCCAAGTTCTTGAAAATAACGCTGGCACATTCCAAAAAATTGCAAGCGGTAAACCTGCTGGCATCGTGGTATCCGACACTACTACAACTACTGATCACAATGTAGTGACTGTATATGTCTCTGGTCGTTTTAATCGTGAAGTATTGGTAGTTGATAAAGCTTACAAAATTAATGAACATGAAGCGGATTTTAAAGACGCTCACTTATTCTTAACTAGCATTAAATAGGGGGAACTATATAATGGCAATTGATTTCAAAGATACGTTATCTTTAATGCAAGCTGTAGAACGAATGAAAACTCCGGCAAGTTTCTTGCTTGATACTTTCTTCCCACAAGTTCCGGCAGTTGCAACTTCTAAAAAAATCGCAGTAGAAACTCGTAAACGTGGTCGCACTCTAGCACCTTTTGTATCTCGTGGCGCATCTGGTGTAAATGTTAAACGTGCCGGCTCTAAAATTGCTTTATATGAAGCGCCTATGATGGGCCCTCGTACAGTAATTGATCCCGAGCAACTCGACCAACGTGCATTTGCGGAAAATATTGTATCTACAATGACACCTGCGCAACGTGCGGCACAAATGCAAGCTGAAGATTTGTCTTATTTGCAAGGCACAATCATCAATCGTAAAAACAAAATGGCGGCCGATTTGCTTACCACTGGTAAATGCAAAATCGAAGGTTATGCTGATGATGGCGCGACTGTTCTAACTGATGAAATTGATTTTGAATTTGAACAAGACATCACACCTACTACTGCATGGGACCAAGCTGGCGCTGATATTTATGGTGATTTGAAAATGGCGTCCGAAAAAATTCAGGAAAACGCAGGAATCGTACCAACTGTATTAGTTGTCGGTAAGAATGTTGAAAAATATATTCTTGATAATGCATCTATCAACAAGATGTTGGCCATTCCTAATCGTGAAAATATGACTATGTTTAGCTTTGCGCCTGAATACTTATCTCCACAAGTTCGGTATGTTGGCCGTATCATGTCCTTAAACATTGATGTGTATGCATATCTTGAAACATATCAAGATGATGAAGGCAAGGTAAAATCCTTTATCGGTGATGATGCTGCGGTATTAGGTGTTCCTGGCCGTGGCCGTCAACAACATGCAGCAGTAACATTGCTTAACGATGACAACCAATTCACAACATATGCAGGTATTTATGTACCTTACTACTATGCTAATAAGGCTACACAAGAATTAACATTGTCTGTATACTCCCGTTGTGTATTGATTCCTGAAACTATCGATGATTGGGCTACTATTAAGACTAAATAGGGGGTAACCTACTTATGAAAATCAGAGTATTAAAGGGTTATTTAGCACACGAAGGCGAGATGTATGGTAAGGGCGAAGTAGTCGATATCAAAAAGAAAGCAGTCGCGTTGTCCTTGCTTGAATCTGATAAGTTTGAATCTGCTGAAGATGATCCTATTGAAGCGCCGAAGCCATTGGAAGTCGTTCCAGATGAACCGGAAGAAGAAATGGAATTACCTGAAGTTGATGCGGAAGTTACGGTGAAAAAATAATGCGATTTAGAGATTACCTAGAAAGCGATATTGACGATGTATTCCTAAATGAGGACGAATTCGCCGAAGGGCATGATCTAAATGGCACAGTAGCTAAAGCGGTTATTCAATCGCCAACGGCGAGAGAGTCATTCTTGTCGAATGGCTCTCACGTATCAAATGACGGATTGCACGGGGTGTCTGTATTTGTGCATTGCAAATTAAAGGACATCCCTGAAATTCCATCACAGGGGAACGTATTCCGATTAGACGGAGACGTTTACGTCGTTCAAAGTGCAATGGAAGAAGATGGGTTAGTATCCATTGAATTAAGAGCAGAAGCTAGAGGCGGTGTTGACGGATGGTTGAGCTAGAACTTGATAAAAGTGCAGTGGCAACAATTGAAAAAGCACTGGAAACGTTAAAAGAAGATAGAGTTCGACGTGTCTGCCAAGCCGCATCAAAGCGTGCAGCAACAACTGCAAGAAAAGCAGGCACGCAAGCACTACGCAATATCTATGCTATCAAAGGTGTATCGGTTGTAAAGTCCGGTGTATCTATCAATAAATTGAATGATGGCACAGAAATGCGTATCAAAGGTGGCTATACTAGCGCTCAAAAGTACTTCAAAATTAAATCACTTAAGCGAAAAGGTGTGTTTGTATCGATTAAAAAAGGTACAGAAACAAAGGTACCAAACGGCTTTGTTAGTGCATCCGGTATCTTTATGAAACGCCAAGGCAAGGACAGATATCCGTTAAAGGGAATATATGGGCCAGCCTTACCGCAAATGTTTGGTAATGAAACTGTTATGAATGCCATGCAAAAGGAAGGCATGGAAATGTATGAAAAGCGCTTATATCACGAATTAGAGCGCGCGTTAGGAGGTAACTAATGACGCCATTAGATGTATCAGATGGTATTGCTAAATATCTCATGAATGAGTTACGAAAGCTGAATGAAAACAGTGATGTTACCGAAAGACCTATTCGAGTATGGAGCGGTTTCTTACCAAGAGTGGATAAGAATGAAGACAAGCGCAAATTATGCCCGGCCGTAGTAGTGCATCCGTACTCTATTAGTGATGCAGATAGTTCGACGGTAGGTATTACTGTATTGGTAACTACTTATGATGAAGCCTTAACTGAAGGCCATGTCGGACTATATCACCTATTAGAGGTAGTGCGTGAGCGGTTGTTATCTGATAATCCGGTAGCACTTAAATATGAAATTAAGGAGAATACCATTAATACAACAATTCCTGATGATCAACCATACCCTCAATGGGTTGGGTATCTTGAATTTGAAGTGTATATTCCTGTTATTCGTAGGAATCTAAATAAGATATTCACGGATAACAAAGTAATTGAATAGGAGACAACGATGAACCCTGTTGTATATGTTGGGCCTTCGTTCCGCAGTAGCCGGCTAAACCAATTCATGGTATTTAGCGACGGTGCACCACTGCCGGAAGCAGAAGACCCTATTTTTATGCATTTATTTGTGCCTTTAGATGAGCTTAATCAGGCAATGATTGATGTTAAAACACAAGGTACGCAATTAAATGTATTCTATGTAAACGCATTGAAGAATTATAAAGGAGTGAAGTAAATGGCCTTTTATCATGGCGTCAAAACAAGTGAGCAAGCTACCTCTGTAATTGCTCCTGTCCAAACTACTGCCGGTCTTCCAATTGTGTTCGGTACAGCGCCTGTACACCTTACTGAAGACCCTAATGAGGTAGTCAACAAGCCAATTATTTGCTACAGCTGGGAAGAAGCTGTTCAACAACTTGGCTACTCTGAAGATTGGGCACATTTCACATTATGTGAAGCGATGTACGCACAATTCAAATTGTATGGTGTAGCTCCAATCGTATTTGTTAATGTATTGGATCCTGCTAAGCACAAGAAATCCACTACAACAACTGCTACATTGGCAGAAAAGAAATGTGTAGTAAAAGCAGCAGTATTGCTTAATACATTAAAAGTATCTAGTGCTGGCCAAACGGGTGTAGCTAACACAGATTACACGGCAGCCTTTGATGACAAAAATCAATTGGTTATCTCCGTTGTAAAAGGTGGAAAATTTGATACAGCTACTACATTGAACCTTACTTATGATGAACTTGATGTAGAAAACTTTGATTATAGAAATGTAATCGGCGGGGTGGATATCAACGATAAAGCAACCGGCTTTGAATTGATTGATACAATTTATCATCATTTCGGCATTGTGCCAGGGCTTATTGCTGCGCCGGGCTTCTCTCAAAATCCTACAGTAGCATCCGTTATGAAGGCAAAATCTCGTGTCATTAACAACTTATTTAGAGCGACAACATTAGTTGATATCGATACTACGCAAGTTGTTAAATACACTGATGCTTATGAATGGAAGAAAGGTAATAGCTATACGGGCGAATCCGAAGTCGTATGTTGGCCAAAAGTTCGTAATGGCGACTATGTGTTCCATATGTCTACACACATTATGGGCATTATGGGTAAATGCGATGCGTATAATAGCGATATTCCTACGCTATCCCCTTCTAATAAATCTATGAACATCACAGGTTTATGTTTGGCTAATGGTAAGGAAGTTATGCTTACCCATTCCCAAGCGAACTTATTGAACTCTCAAGGTATTATGACGGCCGTTAACATCAATGGTTGGGTATCTTGGGGCAACTATACAGGCGCATATCCAGGCACAACTGATGTTAAGGATACATTTATTTGTGTACGTCGTTTCAATGATTGGGATGACCAAACATTTATTTTAACTTATTGGCAAAAAGTAGATATGCCTATTTTGCCACGTAATATCAAAACAATTCTTGATAGTGAAACAATCCGTCTTAACGGTCTTACTTCTCGTGGCTTTATTTTGGGCGGTCGTATTGAATTTAAAGAAGCAGAAAACCCTACAACAGACTTGTTGAATGGTATTATTCGCTTCCATAAATACCGTACGCCTCCAATTCCAGCGCAAGAAATTGAAAGTATTTCTGAATACGATGTTTCCTATTTCAAAACATTATTTCAAACAGTATAGAAAGGGGTAATTAATCATGGCATCTATCAACCAAGTGCCGGAAGTACTTAATGACTTCCGTGTATATGAAGAAGGTTCTGACAACTGTTTAGGTGTTGCCAAAGTAGAATTACCTAGTGAATCTGTAATGACTCAAACTGTAAAAGGTGTGGGCATAGCAGGTGAAGTAGAAGCGCCAGTTATTGGGCACTACTCTTCTATGGAAACTAAACTTACTTGGAACACTCCAACAGAAACTACACACCGCCTTACAGGTGGACGCGGCGTGCGCTTAGAAGTACGTGGTGCTATCCAATGTTGGGATAGCGGTAAAGATAAATATGTAATTGTGCCTACACGTGCTGTTATTCGTGGCCGTGCTAAATCTAAAGAAAACGGCACATATGAGTCTGGCAATACTATTGATGCAACGAACACAATCGAAACCACATATTTGAAATTAGAACAAAATGGTAAGGTAGTTCGTGAAATCGATAAATACGCATATAAGGATTCTATTTCTGATGGTACGGACTTCCTTGGCGATGTTCGTGCTGCACTCGGTATTTAGTCTGTAGAAAGGACGATCACTAATGAGTAAACAAAGTACTATGAACGAAACAACTGGTATTGAATTAGTAAAAGCAGGTCATTCCTTACAATTTGAAGGAATCAGCGGTTATACATTAATTAAATGTGAGAAGTCTGCAAAGAATGAAGATAGAACTATCACAGTTCCTGCATTATCCATGACGTATCAAGCACATGTAGCAGCTGCTGCATGCGGTTGTAAAGTGGATGATATTTATAGTCTTCCGGCTGCTGATTTTACTAGAGTGTGCTTAGAGGTACAGAATTTTTTGCTCAATTCCGAAAAATAACTGACCTGGAAAGGTATTTTACAGGGTGTGCGATTACGTGTAGTAAATACACAAGCACGTCAATGGATTACTTTATTCGAGAGCTAGACGTGGATGAGTTCATAGTCCACGTTCAGCTCATTAGTGATGGTATCGAGCGTGAGAATAAAGCGATGAAAGGGAGAAAATAATGGCCAATAAAGTCTTAGAAATGGCGATTGCCATTAAAGGTAAACTCGACGGCGGGTTATCTTCCTCTGTATCAAAAGCATCTCAGGAACTCAACAAACTATCAAACGCAATCAAGGACCAACAGGCACAATACAGAAAACTGCAAGCTATCTCACAAAAGTCGGGGAATGTTAGTGACAGGAATGCGGCTATTGCCGCTGAGCAAAAACTGAATTCTATGTTACAAAGACAGGCTCAGTTGAGGTCTAATATTGCAAGTCAGACTGCGCATCAAAATGCAATCAGTAAAATGGGAGGTGCAAGCCCTTTAGCAGGTGCAGCATCAGCCGCACAGGGTGCAAGTGCCGCAGTAAGCGGAGTCACAGGAAAGCTTGCAAATTTCGCTATGGTCGCAGCCGGTGGCTTTGGTATTGGTGCAATTATAGATAACGTTGTAAATGCGGGCGAGGCGCTATACCAATTGTCCAATAAACTACATATGACAACTGCTGAAACATCGCAATTTAAGAAGATCATGACGTTAAGCGGTGTGGATGTAGAAGCGGCGGCTAAGTCATTCGCTAAAATGGATAAGACCTTGGCCGGCGGTGGTAAAAGTGCTGAAGCATTGCAGGGGTACCTCAGCCAATTTGGTGTATCTTTAACTGATGCAAATGGCAAGTTGTTGCCTATGAACCAACAATTGGACGCAATGGCTAAAGGCTACCAAAATGCGGTAGCACAAGGCCGAGGGCAAGAATTCATGCTTGAAACACTAGGCGCCAAAGGCCTGGAGCTTACTAAAGTATTTGAAAACTATGCAGATGCACAAGCGGCCGCATCACAAATAAAGGGTGTTGGTATAGATCCTAAATCACTTCATGAAATATGGCTACAGATGAACATCCTGAAAGCGGAAGCTACGCAGGTTGCATTAGGCTTGGCACAGGCATTTATACCGATTGCCCAGCAAATATTACCGGCACTGATACCGGTATTACAAACCGTTGTAACGTTCATGAAGGATAATAAGGAAGCTATTGCAGCCGTAGTAACAAACGGATTGAAATTAGCCTTACTATATGGTACTGCCACAAAATTGGCATCTGGTATTACTACAATCACTACAGCTTTTAAAGGTGTAGAAACGGCTACGAGCGCATTTAAAGCCGCTAGCGCATTAATAGGTGGCCCATGGGTAATCGCCATAATGGCGATTATTGCAGCGATATACCTATTAGTAACTAACTGGGACACGATTTGTTCTACATTAACATCTGTTTGGGATAGCGTATGCTCCGGACTAAGTTCGATATGGGATAGTGTGTGTTCTGCTTTAAGTTCTGCATGGAGTGCCATTATATCTGGTATTATGACTGTGATAAATGGCCTATTATCAATAGGAATAAGCGTGTTTAATGCGTTGAAAGCGGCAGTAATAGCCTACGTAAATTTATGGCTTAACTTACCAACGTACATTGGTATGGCCGTAGGATTTATTATAGGTATTATTTTGCGATTGCCAGCGATTATGGTACAAGTTGGTACTGCTGTTATATCTGCAGTTGTATCATTCGCCACAGAGTGTTATACCTTTGCGGTTACCACTTTTGGGGCTATGGTTGATGGGATTTATAACTTCTTAATTAATTTACCTGCCTACATGATTACATTGGGCGTTGAATTTGTAGCGGCGGTTATCTCGTTTGCTTCTGAAGCGTATGCTACGGCTACTTCTTGGATTAGTAATTTAGTTAATGATGTTATTAATTTCCTTGTGAACTTACCTAGTGCCTGTGCAGAAGCCGGAGCAGCGTTTGTAGCGGCCGCAGAGCAATGGGCAAGTGATGCCTATAATGCTGTGGTAAACTGGGTAAGTCAAATTCCGAGTGCGGTATCTAACGCAATTGCAGGTGCGTGGGCAAGTATTAAGGCCCAATTTAGTGGAGGTTTCACAGTTGGTGTTTCCGCCGCTGAAGGTAATGCGTATGCTAATGGTGGTGTAATTACATCTCCAGAAGTTGCATTGATTGGTGAAGCCGGATATCCTGAAGTCATTGTCCCTATTGATGGTAGTGCTAATGCGATGAATTTATGGCAAACGGCTGGACGGATGCTAGGTGTGAGTGGGGCGCAGACTGCTGCAGCACCTACTGTATCCTTAGCCCCTAGCTTACCTAAGACTTCAGCTAGTAGTAATAGCGGATCGCCTGTGCAAATCACATTCGCACCTGTCATTAACGCAGGTAATGGTTCAACGGATGATATTATGTCAGCATTAGATGCAAAAATGCGTGAATTTGAACAAATGATGCGTAGCTATACCACTGGGCAACGGAGGTTAAGTTATGACTAGCTATACAACAATACAAGGGGATATGTGGGACTTAATCGCCTATAAGGTGTATGGTAACGAACGATACATCAATTTATTGTTAGAAGCCAATCAAAAGCACCGTAATACGGCAATATTTTCCGCAGGTGTTGTGTTAACATGCCCAGATGTTCCTCCTGATTCCTTACCTGAATTCTTACCACCATGGAGGCGATAGTACATGAGCTTACAAAAGAGCCTAGCTAAGGTCCAAAAATGGAAGAAGGATTTAACGCCACAAACGAAGTTAGCACGGCGGGCATGGTGTACGATTGGCTACCAACATTGGGGGAGTAAGGAATCAAAGGACATCACCGACGATATTAGTAAATACCTTCTTGATGTAACTTTCACAGATAACCTTTCAGGAACTGTAGATGATGTGGCTATTTCATTAGAGGATAGGGGTCGTCTATGGGTCGGTGATTGGTATCCTGTGAAAGGATCATTACTAGAAGTCGCCATTAATACAGTAGCATGGGAGAAATTAGGGGATGAACAATTTACATTACCAATTGGTAAGTTTGAAATCGATGAATTTGAGGGCAGTAGTCTTCCTGATGTAGTCAAAATCAAAGGTGTTGCTATTATCGGTAGTACTGACTTACGGGAGAAAAAGAAAGACAAATCGTGGAAAGATACAACGCTTAAAGCGATTGCTACCGAGAAAGCGAAAGATAATAAGTTAAAGCTATTGTGGGATGCAGATTTTGACCCACCGTTAAAAGATGCCTCTCAAAGTGCTGAATCAGACCTCGCATTTTTGCAAAAACTTTGCAATGATGCGGGGTTTTCTCTTAAGGTATCCACTGAACAGTTGATTATATTCGATGATTACAAATACGAAAATGTAAAGCCTAAAGTCATTATTCGTAGACCAGGTGGTCAATATCAACCTGTACAAACTAAAGAAGGTGAACAACCGCCTTTGATCATTACTAGGGCAATATCTTATTCGTACAAGAGTAAAACTCGTGAAGTATATCGAGCATGCCATGTGAAATATACAGATAAGGATAAGAAAACTGTGATTGAGGATACGTTTGAAGATCCTGACCGTAAGGGGCATACGTACCTTGCCGTGTTGGAAGTTAATGAGCAGGTGAAAGACAAGGCCGAGGCTACTAGACTTGCTAAGAAGAAGCTTAGAGAAGCTAATAAAGAAGCTGACACTATGTCATTCAGTTTTCCAGGCAATCCTCTTATTATGGCATCGGTTACCGTTAAGCTTGAAGGATTTGGGATGTTCGATGGTAATTATTTAATTACGAAAGCAACGCATACATTAGGGGCCAATTATTCAACGTCGATTGATGTAAGGAGGTGTTTAAATGGCTACTGATTCTATATTATCGGCATTATCGGATATGATATTTATCGGAAATGTAGCAAGTACAATTCCAGAAGAGGGTAAAGCCGTAGTTACGCGCCTCGATAGAGAAGGTGTCGTAACGGCACCTTTATCTGTCATTAATCGAGGTGCAGCACACGATAAGGACTATTGGATGCCGGCTATTGACGACCAGGTATTATGCATTATGCTACCAAACCGGTCTGGTCGTGGCTTTTCTGATGGATTCATTATTGGAACATTCTTTAGTAGTGCGGATCCAACTCCAGGTGGCGCAGATAATGGTAAACGTGTGCTCACTGTTCCTGGGGATATGACGCTCAATGTTGGTGGCACTTTATCAATCAATGCAAGTAGTGGCGATGTAGTGGTTAATGGTATTTCCTTAGTTCATCATGTACATGGCGGTGTAGTGTCTGGTGGTTCTACAACATCAGGACCTAAATAGGAGGTATAGATGTATATCGGATATTTAGCGGATATAGTATTCTATACCGCATTAGACAATGTTCTTACTGTATCTGACGTAACGCGTTCAGGTAGTGCTAGATGGGAGAAGCACAATCTGATGTTAGAAAAGCCGGTTAAACAATTTAGTGGGCCGGACGTAGAACAGATTACTTGTAAGATTCTTATTTCTGCATCGCTTGGACAATCTCCGGATAGTACTGTTAAGAAGTTGCGAAAGTATCGTGATACAGGAGCCGTATTGCCGTTTATTATTGGGGGTAAGCCTGTTAGCCAAAACTACTTTGTTATCATGTCTATGAGCGAAGATAATCTATTCACAGATGCCTACGGTAAGACACAATCCATTGAGGTATCTCTAACTCTTGAAGAATATCCGGACAAGAACACCGTAGAGGAAAAATCTCTTCTTAATAAATATGGTAATACATTTAATAAGGTTAATACGATATTACGGAGGTTCTAGCCATGTCAGCAACGTATGAAATCAAACCAGTTACGGACAATAGGATATCGCTAGCACCTGAAAGTGAAGTCGCTGAGATTTTGCAAAATGTGCAAACGATTATTTCTACTGTTCGTGGTAGTGTGCCACTAGATAGGGAGTTTGGTATTGATGGCCGTATTATTGATATGCCTATCCATCAAGCTCAAGCGCATCTATCTAATGACATATTCCAACAAATTAAACGGTACGAACCACGTGCCAAAATTAGTGATATATCATTTACCGCCACACACAATGGGGCGTTGATTCCGAAAGTGATGGTGACTGTATGAGATTATCTGATTTACCTAATGTTGAATTCTTTAACACAGATAAAGAACACGTTCAACAAAAGGTATTTGATATTTACACAACAATAACAGGGCGAACCTTGGGAGAGGGCGACCCTGTTACTTTATTTTTAAACGTAATTTCGGAAATTATTATCCGATTATTAAACGATGCCAATTATGCAGCAAAACAAAATCTATTGGCATATGCAGAAGGTGATAATTTAGATCACGTTGGAGCTGTTCCTGCTGCCGTTGAGCGATTGCGGGCAACAAAAGCAACTACGACTATCCAAGCTACCTTGTCAGCAGTGCGTACGAACTCTGTTATTATTCCAAAAGGTACAAAAATATCCACAGCAGGTGGCGAATATTTTGTTACTGTTGAGAATTTGGTAATTCCACCAGGTCAACTCAATGGGTCTGTAAAAGCAGAAGCACAACGTACAGGCGCACAAGGTAATGGGTTTAAACCAGGTGAAATAAGTACAATTATTGACCCTATAGCATTTGTGGATACGATGAGTAACACCACATTGTCTGAAGGTGGCTCTGATACAGAGGATGACGAAGCCTATCGTGAACGTATTCATGAGGCTCCTGAATCATTCTCCGTGGCAGGCCCTGAAGGTGCCTATGAGTATTTTACAAAATCTGCATCACACCTCGTGGCCGATGTAGGTGTATCCTCTCCACATTCTGGGGAAGTTAATATCTATCCATTACTATCTGGCGGTGGTATTCCAGGGCAAGAATTGCTTAAGACTATTACGGATTATTTGTCTGATAAGAAACGTAGACCGTTAACAGATAAGCTAACTGTATTAGCCCCTACTACTACGCAATATAACATCGATGCTAAGTACTACATTGAAAAAGGTGCCGATGCCACAGTGGTAAAAGCTAAGGCAGATAAAGCCGTCAATGACTATGTAATTTGGCAAAAATCTAAATTAGGCCGTGATATAGTGCCTAGTCGATTGGTGCAAATGCTCATGGATGTATCTGGAATTAAACGCGTTGAAGTGACTGCCCCTGTATTTACTCCGATTGCAGAACAAAGCGGTGTGGCAGTAGCCAATACAATCGCCGTAGTGCTTGCAGGAAGTGAGGAAGAATGATACGTGATAGTAAGTATACCAGTTCAGAACATCTTCCCTCCTCAATCGATAAGGAGCCAATTAAAGCCCTTGCTAAAACGTGGGATGATGCGTTAGCCGAATTCATGAATACGAATACATTGCTATTGTGGTCATCCATTGATACTGAATCTGAGAGTGTCATTGATCATTTAGCGTATCAATTACATGTAGATGATTACGATAGTGGATTACCAATAGCAACTAAGCGTGAACTAGTGAAGAATTCAATTGATATTCACCGCCATAAAGGTACACCATACGCAGTCGAAAAGGCTGTACAGACTATATATTCTGATTCGAAAATAGCAGAATGGTTCGAGTATGATGGCAAGCCTTATTATTTTAAAGTTACGCTTATTACAGCACCATTAACCGGTAAATCGGATATTGTTAAGCTTATACGCGCTATCAATACCGCCAAGAATGTACGATCCTGGTTAGAGGGTATTGAATTCATTCGACGAATTAATTTCAATAAGTATTTCGCTGGGTGGTGCGGTGTGTCTAAGAAAGTGAATATCAAGTGTGATTTTACGAATGCATGGCACATTAATTTGAATACCCATGTAACGTCTTACACAGTTGAATCAAAGAAAACGAAGATTAATGTAGCGCTAGATAATAGCGTTAGATAGGAGGAATATATGGCAGAATGGTCAAATGCAACCATGACCGATGTTGGTGCTGCTTTGCAAGCAAAGGTAAATGCGGGCAAGACTAAACTGACATTCACGAAAATCAAAGTCGGTAGTGGTGTTAATGCAACGAATCCATTGGCATTAACTGATGTAATCTCCTCTAAATGGGAGACTACTAATTTTGTAGTTAAGCTAGAAGGTAAAATTGTAAGCGTTGATACAGTTATAACTAATACTGGCATACATGAAGCTTTTCGAATGTCTGAAATTGGGTTATTTGCACAAGATCCTGATAAGGGCGAAATATTGTATGCATACCTTACGGACCCTGAACCGGACAGAATGCCGGCAGAAAGTGGCTCAGTAGTTGTATCTCAAGAATTAACCATCGGAATGGTATTTAGTAATACAGGAAATGTATCGCTAACTGTTAATATAGGTGCGTTGATAACACGTGAGCAGTTAACAGAAGCAGTTAAACAACATAACACAGATATTTCATCTCACCCTCCTATTACAGACCAAATTAAAGCAATCCTCGGTAGTGCTAACTGGAAAGACTCTCCGGCAAGTACGCTTGTTACAATTAAAAACTTACTAGGCCAAGGTGCTATCGTGGCATCTAAACTCGATGCTAATGCGGGCTTTGTTAAATTTGCGAATGGTTTCACTATCCAGTGGGGAGTTGGTGGTCAAGATAATGCCGTAAAAACGGAAGTAACATTCCCTATTAGATTCACAAGATTATTCATGGCAAATGCGATTGATGCATATTGGAGTGGGTCAGATACACCAAGATATTTTGCAAACTCGGTAAGCGAAAGCAATAATACAAAAGCTGTATTTGCGGCGAGTGATAGATATGCTGCATCCTATTATTGGTTCGCACTAGGGATTATTTAATTACCTACTGCGATATATCTGCCCCATGCCGTCGTTTTATTACCTGAGTCTAGCGCAGCTTGAGAGAATATTTTAAAGCTGGATCTAGTGTATTCTCTAAAAGAGTGAACTTGGTTATCTCTGTTGTTACCATTCACGTCATTACCAACTACTACGTAACACGAGTTATCAAAGGAAACGGGGAATGAGAATGTATTTCCTATCGGCACATTATTAAAAGCTCCCCACTGGGGAGTTACTTTAATAATTCTATCGTTTTACGTAATTCACGAATGGTTTTGTGTGTATACACCCTGGTAGTGATATCACCTTGTTTATGGCCTAGTAAGGAACGTAACGCGTTAGGCGGTGCAACCGCATCAAGTAAACTGGCGAATGTATGCCTGGTATCGTGGATAGTGTGCTTGCAGTTAAGCTGTTTCATAATATCCTGGAAATGCTTACGGAATGATGTGTAGCTGATAGTGAATAGGTAATCGCTAGTATGTAGTTGCTCTATTATAGGCATGATGCGGTGATGAATGGGAATAATACGACCTTCACCGGCTTTTGTTTTAGCGTGTCTCACAATAAGGTATGATGATCGTCTATTGATATCCTGCCTACGTAAATTAAGTAGCTCACCTATGCGGAGCCCTGTGTAGAGCAGCATTAAAATCATGCGAGAATAAGAAGTATCTATTGCCCATAATTTGTTGATTTGTTGGCGAGTGAATACTCTTCTCTTAATCGTTGGGATATTGTGGCCTAGGTTTAAGTGTAAGGCGTAATTAGTGATAGGGTAATCTTTAATGATTGCGTAATTAAATAATTGATTAAGTAGTGTACGGACTTTCTTACAAGATGAGTAGGAAAGTCCTTTTACGTGCATGGAATTAATCACATTTTGAAGGTGCTGAAAATGAATATCCGTGATAGGCATATCCGCTATGTTGGATATGTGTTTAAAAGCAATGTGATAAGACTTAACAGCGCTATCAGAAATAGACTGCGAGTGAATAGGCAACCACTCGTTAAATAGTTGCCTTAATGTAATGGTATTGCGTTGTCTACGTTTTAGCATAACAGCGTAACGGCGCATAATTTCACCTCCGAAAGGATACGACTATGAATCAATATGTATTTATTTTAAATGACAAAGGGGAGCGTATTACATCCCTGTGTGATAACACATTGAGCCGTGATGATATTATGGCGCAAGCTGAACACGATTACCCAAATGCACAGCATGTGTATTCCGAAAATGGGGATGCAATGCTTGATGAGTTCATGGCTGGTAAAGCGTATGTAGACGGAAAATTCGTTGCGCCTGATCCGTATGTTCCTACAAAGGAAGATAAAATTAACTCAATCAAATCTGAATACGAACCGCGCTTTAAATCCTTAGAAGAAGCTCAACGGCGTTTACTATTGATGGGCAAACCTACTACGGCTATTAGCGCACAATATATTAAATTAAATGACGAAATGGTAACACGTATTAAGGAGGTGCGATAATATGCCTAAATTTATTGGGGACAGCAAAGTACCAGTTATGGAATTTTGTGAGTATTGTTGGGAAGTGCTTAATGAGGATGGCACATGCCCAACTGAGGGCTGTGTCCATAATGATTTAATGGACGAGGAGCACAAAGATGAAACTACCGGTTCTACACAACCTTGATGCAATCAAAGGGGAAGTGATTTCTCTAAATATTGGGTATAACAATCTTGTTGATGAGACAAATCTCTTTGCTTGTGTTCGTAAGTGTCCATACGACGAAGAATATAAAGTGAAGTTTAGTATCAACGTATCTACTGATGCTTTGAAAGATGATGAAGCTTGTAAAATCACTCTTTCTTTAGATACAAATATGCTCGAAGCTGGTAAATACCAATGGGATTTGTTCTTATGGAACGGCGACCGTCCTATTAAATGCCTTGTTAAGGGTCAAGTTAATGTAATCGAAGGTATCAGTAATAGGGGGAAATGATATGAGCGAAGAAAACGTGTATTTGAAATCTTCTCCTGTTGATAGCATCCGCATCAAAGACAGTGTTGAAAATATTAAAGTCAAAGACAATATGCAGCTTGTTAAGTTACAAGGCCCTAAAGGAGACCCTGGTCCTAAAGGTGAACCTGGTAAAGACGGAAAGCCTTTTACTTATGATATGTTCACCGCTGAGCAATTAGCGGCATTAAAAGGCCCTAAAGGAGATGTAGGATTACCAGGGCCGAAAGGTGAACCTGGAACTCCTGGGGAGCGTGGAGCAGACGGTGAAAGAGGACTACAAGGACCAAAAGGTGAACCTTTTAAGTTTAGTGATTTCACTCAAGACCAACTTAACGCATTAAAAGGCCCTAAAGGAGACCCAGGACCACGAGGCGAACCCGGTCGAAATGGGCTAAACGGCGAACAGGGTGTTCAAGGGCCGCCTGGTAAAGATGGAAAGCCATTTACTTATGACATGTTCACCGCTGCGCAATTAGCGGCATTAAAAGGCCCTAAAGGAGACCCAGGTCCTCCTGGTACTGGCGGTAGTGTAGATTTATCCGCTTATCCTACAAAAGAATATTGTGATACTACATTCGCTACTAAAACTAATTTAAGTGACTATGTAAAGACAGCGGCACTTAATAACTATTATGTATCTAAACTCTTTGCAGAAAATACATATGCGACTAAAGCTAGTCTAAGCGACTATATGAAGACAGCGGCAGCTAGTAACACTTTTGTATCTAGAATTTTTGCAGATAATAACTATGCTGCTAAGTCTACATTAAATAGCTACATGACGACAGCAGCGGCTAATAACGCCTTTGTATCTAGAGTTTTTGCAGATAATACGTATTCTAAGAAAACTGATCTTAATAGTTATATGACGACAGCGGCGATTAAGGATACTTTTGTATCTAGAGTCTATGCAGATAATAATTATGCTGCTAAGGCTAATTTAAGTGACTATGTAAAGAAATCTGAAATTAGTCGGTATACATCAAGTGTACAACTTACACCAGAACAGCTTGAAAAGTTAAAAGGCCCTAAAGGTGAACCTTTTAAATATTCTGACTTCACTCAAGAACAACTAGCAGCACTTAAAGGTCCAAAAGGAGACCCAGGACTGCAAGGACCTCCTGGACCTCCTGGCCCTCCTGGCCCTCCTGGCCCTCCTGGCCCTCCTGGACCTCCAGGTTCTGGTGGTGGCACTGGTGGAGGAAATGTCGATTTATCGGCTTACGCTACTAAAAAAGAGTTAGATAATTATTTATCTAGAACAGACGCCAATAACCATTATGCTCAAAAGGGCTGGGCGTCTCAAACGTTTGCTTATAAAGGTGATTTAGGTAGTTTTATTAGAAAAAACGAGATTGGGCAATATGCGTTAACGCCTGGCGATGCGGCTAGCCGTTATGTTAACAAAATAGAGGGGCGATCCTTTGTTAAGTATTCCAATTTAAATGACTATGTAAAGAAATCTGAAATAAGTCAGTATACATCAAGTATACCTGCAGAAACTGCATATCGTACCTTGTTAAGCGGAAATGTATGGTGCGAGAGTGCTAACGTTGATGATGTACTTACTGCTTTAATTGGGAATATAGGTAAGCCTTTTCCTCGTACTGAATTTAAGCCGTTGACTATTCCAAGCGTAACCAAAGGACAACAGGTGGTAACAGTAACAGGTGAACCTCATTACAGTGTTAAGGTAGTTGGTAACGACACACCTTTCACGCTAGACAGTACTGGAGCTTGCACTATTACAATTCCACCTCTAGGCGAAGATGATATAAAACTCACTTATCACAATTTCACAGGTGCAAAAGTTGCAGAATACAAAATTGCTGGTGTTCAAACTGATGCAGTTGCTGATGAAGAATATCCCGAAAATGGCATTGTATACAAACGCTATGGGGATATCTTGAAAATGAATATTTCAAACAACACAGTTAGAGGCAATTTCAAAGATAACCCTAAGAATTGGAATGTTACTAAAAAAGTAATATATGCAAATAAGCCATCAACGCTTAATTTAGGAGATAACTATAACTCATATGGCCCTTACTTTGTAGAAACTCCTGAAAACGTAACGTTTAAAGGGGATAATAACAATATGCGGCTAACAATAGCTACATCAACACAGGAATCCAAAACTCTGGCCTTTGATATGAATACCATTGAATGGGGTGCGGCTAACAATAGCTACATCAACACAGGGGGCCGAAACGCTGACCATTTATAATTAATCAAACCACAGGGAGAACACATGCAAGAATTAACTGATTTTACGGAAACAGAGTAAGGGGGTGCATATCTCATTTGGACTTGGCAATTTCAATTGGATGACATTTTAACTACACTCACCATAGTGGGTGTAGTTGCGGGGGCGGGGTACAGACTACTGATTATCCCGCTACTCGAAAAACTGGACCTTCAAAGAATGCAAGATAATTTGATGTTTCAAGAAAAAATGGGCGTGCTTACCGATACGTTGAAAGATTTAAAAGATGAAATCAAACTTTCACGTGAACAACGCACAAAGGCATATACTGAACACGTAAAGCTAACATCTCGTGTCGACGGCATCGAAGCTCGTGTTGATGATATTAAGGAGGAGTTACATGAACATACCACCAAATCTCATCAATACAGTTAAAAAATCATACCAATCTGTAAGGGTGGTTAACATCCACCCTACAGGTGTATTCGCTACACGGGCGCTAGTATTTATTATGCTGGCGCCCATTCTATTGGTAATAACTCAGTATGTTATGTCATTTGTTAGCGGGTACGTATCTGACGAGGCGAACAAGCTGATTAATGTAGGGCTTAATATCATAGATCATATATTCATCCCTAGCGTATTAATGGCTGTTGTAGGCTTCTTAGGACTTTGGCTAGATAAGAACAATAATGGCATTCCTGATAAATTAGAAGAGGAGGATAAGAAATGAAAGTATTTATTAATCCCGGACATGATATTAACTTAGATAGTGGAGCGGTCAATCCTGTTTATGGTACACGTGAATGTGATGTGGCTCGTGATGCGGGCAAAATGTTAGCTCGCTATTTGGAAACAGCAGGATGTGAAATCCGTACGCTACAAGATGATGATTTAGGTCTAGTATGTTCTGAATCGGATTCTTGGGGCGCAGATATCTTCGTATCACTTCATTGTAATGCGTTTAACACGGAAGCTCGAGGCACTGAAACACTGTATAAGTCCTTTAATGGGCAACGATTGGCCAACGACATTCAAAGTCAAATCATCCGCAGCATTAATACAGTAGACCGGGGCGTTAAGAAACGTGATGACCTTTGGGTACTAAATGGCACGGATGCAACTGCTGTATTAGTTGAAATGGCCTTCATCGATAACGAAGAAGATCATGCTATGCTGACTAATGATTTAGATACTATCGTTCGCGCCATTGCTAGGGGGATTACGGACTACGCAGGAGGGATGTAATGTATGACAAAATCAAAGTATTATTTGATAACTCTACTTACCGCTATGTTATTATCGGTTGTATTGGCATCATCCTCATCCTTTGCGCAGGATATATCCTTTACCAACCAAGCGGAGCAGACTATCAGCGTACCATTAACGCAGTGGAACGAGCTCAAGAGCAACAACGAGAAAGCCTTGAACTCAATCGAAGCATCCAACATTCCATTGACCGAAGCTCAGACCTTAGTCGTGAAGCAAAAGAACGAGTTGACCGAAGCACACAATACAATCAACAAATTGGAGAACGAATTGATGCAAGCCAAGCTTCAATCAATGAAGCAAGAAATCACCTTAAACAAAATGCAGAACTCATTGACCGAATTGAAAGGGCAAATAGAGAACGACAAACGAACAATCAAACGACTACGGATACAGCGCAACCTATCTCAGATGGTGGGAGCGGGGGCAGTAATCGGAGTATTGATTCATCGATAGAGAGGTGATCCATACATCTCCATAGCGTGTAATGGTGGATACACGCAACTATAATAAAAGAGCCTACTAACCTAGATTAAATCTACGTTGGTAGGCTCTATTTTTATTTGTAAAATTAATAAAAAACTATTGCATATAACACGGAAACGTGTTATAATATAGACATAGGGAAGGAGGTGAAGCCGTTGAAGAAGTTAAGGAAGATAATAAAAAAGTGGCTACCGCTAATAACAGCACTTATCCAACTAGCAATCGCGATAAAACAGTTATTAAATCAGTAACCACAGGGGCTCGAAAGAGCCCCAATCTTCCTAACTATTATACCAATGGCAGGCATATGATTTCAAGATTAACTTTAATAATTAGCATTATTGCCTTTGTATTATCTGTCTATAATTTATTAGTAATAACAGGAGTACTGTAATGAAACTAGATGATGTAATGACTACACAAGAGGCCGGTGAAAGATGGAATGTACCAGCTGATTCTATTAAGCAATGCTGTTTAAAGAGATATGCAAATAAACAATTTACCGATGATGAAGCTAGAAAATCGGGTAAGAATTGGCTTGTAACTCGCCAAGGTATGGAAAGGCTATATGGTAAAGAAACGGATCGTCCAATATAATGTATATATTATATATGACATCATTTTGACATCTTTTTATTAAAAAATATAGTCAAATATACAACTATATATATGTTAATAAAGTAGGTAACTGTCGCATTTGTTGGTTTTGTAAATGTGTTTTAAATGCCACGCCATCTTGAGGGGGTGGTGAGCGTACGCTCGTGAGGGTTCAAGTCCCTCCAACCGCACCAAGCTGATTAAATAAGGGCTTACAGGTAATTCTGTAAGCCCTTATTTTTGTTTGACATCATAAAATCTTGCGTGGTTTGACATCATTTTGACATCAGAATATTTTAGAAATACGTTCTACGATGTCATCTTCCATTTTAGGTGTCACATGTGAGTAAGTATCCATCGTTTCTTGGAATGAAGCATGCCCTAGCCGTTCCTGTATGGCTTTCATATTGGCCCCATTTTCAATGAGAAGAGTGGCGTGGGTATGTCTAGTACCATGCATGGTAAAAGATGGCTTACCGATTAAATTGGCGTATTTCTTACATAACTTGCTGACTTCATCAGGACATCGAGGACCGCCCTTTACTCCAGGAAATACAAGGTTATTATTAATCCAGTTCATGGTTTTAATTCTGCGCTTGTCTATGACTGTTTTATGCTTCATAAGCTCCTGGAGTGTTTCCGTATCAATGGCAATTATCCGTTTTGAAGATGTGGTTTTAGTTGTATTGGATATTACTGCAGTAGATCCGATTTTGAGGGCCGTTTGTGAAATGGATATAGTTGATTTCTTGAAATCGATATCCGACCATCTTAAGCCTAATAATTCAGATCGTCGCATGCCGGTTGCAAATGCTAATTTAAAGAGTGCATGATGCTCTACGTTAGATATATTAGATAGGAAGCTTTTGACCTCATCTGCAGATAACGTTACCATATGTCGAACTTTAACCTGTTTTGGTCGGTCTATGTTTTTCATATAGTTCTTAGGGATGATGTCATCTTTTACCGCCTGCTCTAATATGGAGCCTAGAATTGTCATGGTGTAGGATATAGTCCTTGATGATAATCCATCCATTGATTCAAAAACATACCGTAATGTATTAGGTTTAATTTCAGCTAACTTTACGCAGCCGATTTTATCTCTTATGTAACGATTGATAATACCAGTATAACTTTGATAGGTGGCAGGGGTTATGGTCTTTTCTTTTAGTTGTAACCATATATTAATCCAGGTGTTTAATGAAATAGTATCATCGAAATTAGCACATGATTGATTAGTATTTATGTATTTTTCCATAGCTTCTATGGCCGCTTTCCTAGTGGTGCCATAAAAGTATTTACGCTTACCGTTTATCATTTTTGATACTTGGTAGCGTCCATCGGTTCGTTTTTTAGCCATATCTACAATCCTTATAATAAACAAAAAAGATGAGGTCCTGTTCCATAAGAACAAGACCTCATCTTTAGTTGCGGCTAAACCGCTTATAATGATTTTAGTTTGGGGCTAAACCCCTTTGTTCTTACATTATAGAATAGATGTTAAAAAAAATCAACAATTTTTGGAGTTTATTACAATTTTACTTTATATTGTATAAGTCTTTCATAACTGCTCGAATTTTATCAGTAGCCTGCCTATCTACTCGCATATTATAAAGCGCATCTTTAGGATATCTAGGGTTTTGTATGCGTATTTTACTTACCGTCCTGATTTGAGAGACTATAGCGACAGTGCCTGCATTTAACCTTGATACTTCTTTCATAATTATATCGTGCTTAGCAATTAGTCCTTTAGCCTCCTTTAGCTGTTTTTCAAAACGTTTAATATCATCATCTGTTATCGTTTTTGGGTCAGTGCTTTCGACTTCCTTTATGAAGTCACTACATTTGTCCAACATCTTTCCGGACTCATTCAGAAGGACTGTAAATAATTCTGTCCCCAAATAAACATCTGATTTATATAAGGTACTAGGGCCCTCTTTATTAGGCTTTAAAGACCTTAGAGGGACGACAGTGACTACGCTACTTTTAGTATTACTTGGTGCCAGTACTATAGCATAATGCAGACCACCAAATTCAGAACCTATGCCAAAGCCGAAGTCAACTTTAACTATGTCGCCAGGTTTAAATTGAGGAAAATATTTCGGATTAAAGGTTTCTTCTTGTTTTATATATCTCAAATAATTGCGTAGCCAATAATAAAGTAGGGCCGCCTTGTGTTGGTCTGAGCCTAGTATGTTTTTTAAAAACGTACTTATGTTATTTGCAAGCTCCGCTATTTTCGATGTTAAAGCACCTTTGTTTTCTGGCTTTTTTAGATCCATTTAGAACCTCCTTAGTTATGCGTTTTATATCCCAAATATCCCTCTAATGATGCTACGATTACGTTCATGTTTAGCTTTCCGTTCTGCTTCTTTTTGCTGTGCAATTCTAGATTCCTGTTGCGCCTTTTCTAGCTGTGCTTTTTCTTCAGCTCGTGTTTGCGCCTCTGCAGCTTGTTGCTTTTTGTAGTCTGTTAATTTAGCATCGCGACCTACTAGCCCTTTTACTGAAGCGATAAGTGCTTCATCACCCATGCCCGGTGCAGCAACATGATTTTGACCATTGAAATTTTGATTCCTCTTTATTTCATCGGATCCATTTATATAAGTATTCCTATCGAATACATCTAATGAATTATTTGAAAAATGAATCTTATACGAAATTAAGTCTTGAATTCCTGTAGTTCGTATCCATACAGCCCACGCTTTAGCAGTATCAGTAGATGGGTCATAAGACAATGTATTCAAATCGACTTTCCCTGTGTAGTCAGAATTTGAATAGAACCATTGCCAGCGGTCTCCGTTAAACTCTTTTGCGGATGCAACGGAAACACTCATTGTGGTAACTAGTGCTGCTAATACTAACAATTTTTTCATTTTAAAATCTCCCTTTTATATAATCCCTTATAACACTGATACATAATGATGGTAGAAATCTATATTCTCCAGTTCGGTATCATCAATACATGTTCGACGGACCATTTGCTCTACTAGATTAACATGATGGTCTAAATAGAAGTCGTCATTAATAATATGCATTAATTCATGTTTAATTTCCTCTCTCATGCGATCATGAGGGAGGTTTTTGTTTATGTAGATGTTATGAGTATCTACATCTTCACATTCCTCTGACACGGCATTGGCATGTGGCAAGTCGCAGTAAATCAAATTTACAACCAATATAACACTCTCCCTTGTGTATTATTTGTTTTTTAACTTTAAAAGCTCAATATATTCGACAGCTTTTTCTAAATCCTCCTTGCTTATATCTTTAGCGGCAGAGAAGAGCATACGAGCCCCTGGACGTGTGCGTAGGTATTCAGCAAATTCGGCTGCTTCACGGTCAGTGTAATAGCCGTCTGTATATTTCTCTACTAGTTCAGATTTAGGAACGCCAAAATAGTTTGCCAATAACTCAATTTTATCGATTCTAGGGTATGTATTTCCCTTTACCCAATCGGTAAACGTAGTATACTTTAGCCCTAAATCAGCGCATATTTTATTGCGATCAATTCCGCGACTATCCATTAGTCGTTGAATATTCTCGGCCATAATAGCCTTGTTACCTAAATCACTCATAATAACCTCTCAAATATGGAATATATTAATTAATATACCTATATATTACGATATTTTCGTAACAAAATCAATATTTTACGGAAATTTTACGATAGTTTAAGTTTAGTTTATGGACATTACGGATAAACCGTAGTAGAATGATGACTGTAAACAAGATGTGAGTATCGAGAAAGGAGGTAGCTTATGAAGTATACATTAAAGATGTTAAGGGCTTCAAAAAACTGGTCTCAACTTACGGCATCTAAAGCGATTGGAGTGTCTGTTGATACTTGGGGAAATTGGGAGCGCAAACGCTCTTACCCTGATGTCCCGCACATAAAAAAGATACAAGAAGTATTTGGTGTAGCGTATGACGACATTATTTTTTTATAGTTGATTACGGTTAAACCGTTACGGAGGATAGGTTATGAAAGAATTCGTAATCAGAATGTTCGGCGAATCCATTACGGAACGCATGAACGAGTTAGGCATGACTAAGACGGCACTGATCAAACAAGCTGAAATCTCGATGGATACATTAAACCGAGCTATTAAAGGAATGTCAGTACAAATGTCGACAGTCGTTGGTATCTGCTATGCGTTGTGTGTCGATGATAACGAAAGTCACGACTTTTGGGAAACCGATTACTACAACCCTAAATTAGATAGGAGGTAGCTATGAATAAAGAATCACTCTATGAATTATGCTCGATATGCTTATGGATTTTAGCATTAGGTATATCCTCTAGCATAAGTTTATTCATCTTAGTATGGACGGTTCGACTAGCATTTAGCGTTTAGGAGGACATTATGAATAAGATGTGTATCACGGTAGCGGAAGCTGCGGAGCTTGCTAGCGTACCACAAGCCGTTATCCGAGAATGGGCGCAAGATTTTGACTTCCCGTCCATGAAAATCGGTAAACGTGGAGGTAAACGCCTTATCCACGTTGAGTCGTTTAATGCTTGGCTAGCGAAACGTTGCCAGGCACGAATAGGAGAGTAAACATGTTGAAATTAGTTTATGCACTTCGCATTATCGCAGCTGTATTAGCTGTTGGTGCCATGGGG